GCATAAGGGGAAGACTATGAAGGTAAAAGTAAGAAGGGGCTATACCCTTTTCTATAAGGCACAGGCAATTGTTGGTGAAGATCAGATAATTGAGGTTGATCCTCAGGCTATAAAGGGACAGGAGTGGAAAGTTGAGATTGTAAGGGAACCTAGGAAAGAAAAGGCCATGAAGCAGCCTCCTAAAGACAAGATGGTAAGACGCTCAAAAACTAAATGAGAGTAAATGAAACTTTGCAGTCTTTCAGAGCTAAAGGAATATCTTGAGATTGATGCCTCAGTAACAGACTATGACAGTGCACTAATAGACTTGATAGAGAAGGTCTCAAAGGAAGTTGAGACCACTCTTAATCGGAAGCTAAAAAAGCAGCAACGGGTAGAGTACTTCCCAACTGGCAAAAAAATCTATTCCCTTTCTGCATATCCTGTTGATGAGGACTCAATCATAGTTGAAGTTTGGGGCAGCCAAAAGACAAAGGACAGCGATTATTTTGTCTGGGCTGACCTTGGGATTGTTGAATTTGTAGAAAGCACAGGTACCCCTTGGCCTAAGAAGGTAAAAATCACATATACAGGGGGCTACGAAGAGGTAAATGGCATTGTGCAGGTACCAGATGACCTAAAGAGGGCGGTAATCCTTATGTGTGCATTTGACTTTAAAAAGAAAAGAAAAAGTGAGCTTGGCATTGACCCTGCAACATCTTTGTATCCCTCATCTGAACTAAGGCTGCCTGACTCACTAGAGATGAGGGAGGCCAGAAGGATATTGGCAAGATATAGGAGGATCCCTTATGGTTAGCTGCAAGGTAGAGGGGCTAAATAGGGTCATTCTTAAGATTGATAGGCTAGATGAGCAGGTTATGGGCGTGATAATGAGGGTCTTTAGAAGGCAGTCTCAGTCTATGGCAAACTATATCATAATAAGGCACCTTACAGGGGGAACGACCTCTGACAGACTGGCCCGAAGGACTGGAACGCTTGCAAAGTCTACAAGGCCAAGGAAGGTAGAGAGAAAGGGCAAAAAGGTAGTAGGCGGGGTAGTCCTTGGCACAAAGTATGCCAAGGTACATGTAGGAAAGAAAGGGAAAGTTACCACCATAAGGCCAAGAAGGGCGCAGTTTCTTGCTATTCCCCTCTCTGCAGCCAAGACGGCAGCAGGTGTGCCCAGGGGAAGGCCAAGGGATTTTGGTAATACATTTATCCAGCGTTCAAGAAAAGGAAATCTTTTAATCTTCCAGAAGCGGCTTGGTAGTATAGTGCCCCTGTTTGCCCTAAAGAAAGAGGTGAGGATCCCCGCCAGAGTCCACCTTGAAGAGGTGGCCTCTGCCTTTGCCGGTAGAATTGCCAAGGATATAGAACAAAGTATTAGGGCTGCGGCAAGAGGATAGGCTTAGATGGCATACACGATAAAAGAGATAGAGGATGCATTAATAAACACAATCAGGACAAACATGACGTATCTTAAGACAGTAAAAAGCTATCAAGGAGATTTTGAAAGGGATATAAAAGAGGTGCTGATGTCCTTTCCCTGCGCCTTGGTGATGTTTTCAGAAAGGAGGCCAGCTACAAGGGACTACAGCGAGGAGCTTATCTTTTCAATTATTGTTGCGGATAAAAGCATGGCTGGGGATCCAAAGACTGGTAGCACTGGTACCTATAAAATGCTTGAGGATCTAAGGGATACCCTATACATGCAAAAGGCAGGGCTTGATATAGAGCCTATTGAGCTTGTCAATGAGACAGCCCTTATAAATACAATGACCCTTTCTGCCTATGTGGCAGATTACAAAATAACACAAAATGTGGAGGATAAGATATGGAAGTAGTGTACAAAGGAGAGAGGGAAACGTATCATCCAAGGCTTGGCTTGCTTGTTCCAGGAAGGCCCTTTGAGCTGCCTGATGGGACTGCAAAACGCTACATTAAAATTGGGCTTTTAGAAAGATACGTAAAGCCTGAGCCCGAGACAAAAGGGAAAAAAGAAAAGAAGGAGGTAAAGTAATATGGGTGCTATTACAGCGGCAGAATATTTGATTGCCCTAAAGAAGGCGGCAACTTGGGGAACTGCAGTACAATGCGGGCAAAACGATGGACTGCTAATCCTTTCAGAAGGCCTAAAGGGAGCAATAACTGGTCATCCTGATGATTCGGCAGGGCTTAGCTGGCTTGAGAGGGAGGATAAGGGGCTTTATGAGCCTGTGAAGGGAAACCTAGAGGCATATCTCAGATATGAGGGGCTTGATGTGGTACTTGCGCTGGCAATGGGAACTGCAGGCACTCCTCAACAGCAGGGCGATACTGCAGCCTATAAGCACACTTTACAGCTTGCAGATGATCTTGATGGCCTCTTTTGTACAATTGCCCAACTTAAGCAGACAGATAAGGTCTGGGAGATCCCAAGTGCCAAGATCCATGGATTCACTATTGCAGGGGACATAGGGACACCGCTAAAGATTACAATCCCTGTGCTGGGCACTAAGCTGGTTTTTAACTCCAGTACCAATACGCCATCTAGCATGGACAACGTGACCTATCCTGACAAGAAAAACAGAGTCATATTTGACCCTGCAACAACCGTGATAAGGATGAACGACCAAGATGGTGCTGCCCTGGGGGATAGTGATAAGATATATCCTAATAGCATTGAGATTGCCTTTGATAGAAAGATGGATGCAGACTATACGCAAAATGACTATATAGATGAGCCTGTACAGAGTGACTTTCCTACTATCACTGTGACCCTCAAATTCCCAAGATACGATGCAGTTAATCACCAGTACTTTTTGGATTGGGATGCCTTCACGGCCAAAAAGATGGATATCCTGTTTAAGGGTGCCCAGATAGAGGGTGATTATTACTACCAGATGAAGTTTTTATTTCCCAAACTGAGGGTGGACGATCCTGAGGCTGCTATGGGTGGAAAGGGGAAGATCCCAGCAAGCATAAAATTTGTGGCATATAAGGCAGATAGTGCACCTTCTGGAATGACTGGTATTACTCTCCCATTTCAGCTTGAGATTATAAACAAAAATGACAGCAATCCATTAGGCTAGGAGGCCAAATGAGCTTTATTGAGATAATAGAGGAGCAGGAGACCTTTGAGCTAAAGGGCGAGGTCCCTTACTTTACAGATGAGGGGGAGCAGAGAATAGCAAATTTTGGTGACAGTGTAATAATCTGCAGGCGGTTTGGCTCTGAGGAATATAGAAATATAAGGAAAAAATACATCAAGCGGTCAAAGGATAAGCAGGGGCGGCCTGTTATCTGGGTTGATCCTGAGGATGAGCTGAGGATTAATGATGATCTGCTAGACTACATCATAGTTAATTGGAAAAACGTAATATCGCCAACTACAAAGAAGCCAATTCCATGCACAAGGGAAAACAAACTAAGGCTTCCTGGCAGAGTCAAACTTGCTATCATACAGGCAGCTGATGCCGAATCTGTAACTGGCCTAGTAGAGCAGGCTAAGTCCAGGCAGAAGGAGGAAGAACTAAAAAATTAAGGGACTTCCTCCTCTTTAGGCTTGATTATCCCAACATAAACTGTGAGAACTGCAGGCGCCTTAAAGAGGAGGAAGGGATAGAACCTGATTGTGAGCACTGTAGGCTACCAATTCTTTTCCCAGAAAATGAGCTGGCACTTGAAATATACAACTTATGTACAAGCAGCTTTGTCAGGGATACAGGGGCAATACAGCTGGTTTTTGAGGCACTGGGGCTAAAGATGACAAGGGCAGAGCTTAGATGGCTGCTTAGAAAACTTATTTTGATCCATGACATATACAAGGAGCACATAAAACAGCAATACGAGGCTGAGAAAGAGCTAAGGCAAAGGGGACAAATAAGGCACTAAGAGGCATATAAGATGGCTGAAAATGTCATTTCAATTATCCTTGAGGCTAATACGGCTAAGTTTACCAGCGGCATAAAGAGTGCCGAAAGGACCCTGAATAGTTTTGGGGAAAAGGCAAAAAGTACTGCAAAGGCCCTGGGCGCCTTATCTACCGCTGCAGCTGGCCTCGGCACAGGATTTCTCACCTTATCTGTAAAACAATTTGCCTCTTTTGATCAGGCAATGAGAAATGTGCAAAGTGTCTGTGGAGCTACAGAAGAACAATTTAAGAAACTTGCGGCTGGAGCAAGAGAAATGGGAAGGCAAACAGCCTTCTCTGCTACTGAAGCAGCTAATGCCCAATATTATCTAGCTTCTGCCGGAATGAAAGTAACCGAAATTCTTGCCACTCAAGAAGCGGTAATGAAGCTTGCAGGAGCTACTCAGTTCGATCTTGCCCAATCGGCCGAACTTGTTGCCTCTACACTCTCACAATTTTCCCTAAGTGCAGAGGAATCAGGAAGAGTGGCAAATGTGTTTGCCGCTGCCTGTGCCAACAGCCAAGCAACAATGGATAAACTTGCATATTCAATGAGATATGCTGGTCCCGTGGCCCATAGTTTAGGCTATAGCCTTGAAGAAACTACAGCAGCCCTAATGGCTCTCTATAATGCAGGCTACAAAGGAGAGCAGGCAGGAACAATCTTAAGAGGCGCACTAAGCAGATTAATTGAACCTAGTAAAGAGGCTACAGAGACACTAGAAAGGTTAGGCGTACAAATAATAGATAGTAGCGGTCATATAC